AGCCATGCTTCGTATTGTGAATCAGAGATTGGCACATCAGTGCCTCATTCCACCTGCCGCAGCGAATTGCCCCCTCGTTACCGCCCCCACGATCGGACCCGCTACTACCCGCGCCAAATCTTCCCGCATTGCTCTTAGTTCTAACACCACAGCAGTATCTGATCGTTGCTGTTCTGGTGTTTTCACAGATACCGATTCTCCTTTCGACGCATTAAATGCTACGAGGTTGTTATCCTTGCCGCCTTCTCCCCCTACTGTGAAATCACCGCCCCTTTGAAAACCCAACCACTTTTTAACTTTTTTCCATAGTTTTGAAAAGAAACCTCCCGATCCTGGAAACATCATGTTCCACAACCACTTGAATACTTTATTCTTAAACCAATCCGCAGCTATATCCGCCATCATCTTGATAAGTGTTCGCTTCACAGCATTAGCAAATGTCTTGATCACATTGATATTCTCACCCGCAAAAGCATTAAGAAATGTATTTTCCCAGAATCCAACCCACGCTGTATCCAAACTGTTGGTCATACTCTTAAAACTCGTTTCAAATTGACTAACTAAATGTTCTGTTGATTCACCTAAGTTTTCCAATCCTCTCCTATAAGTATCTACTGATATAAGCCCTAGTGCATATTGTCTTTCTAATTCACCCAGTTTAATACTCTGCATATTTTCTTCAAACATAAGATCACCTAATTGATTCTTATAAGCAACCAGCGCTTGTTCTGTTTCAGTTATAGCTTCTGTATGATCTTCTAGAAACTGGGTGCCCGTCTTTAATCCTTTTATTTGATCCTTTAATTCCTGTTCCACGCCTTGTAATGCAACAAATTCTTTATTCAGCCAGTTCGTACTGATTTTAACTTGTTCCGAATTACCTAATTCAGCAATCGTCATCTCTTGTATCGCTGACCTGTTTGCCTTCATTTGAGCGCGGGTTGTTTCTAATTTCTTACCCAACTCACCTATTGCTTCAGTATTTAACGAATTGATGTCATACCATTTACCTGCCCATCCGTGTGCAGTTTTCAAATCGTTGGTCATCACTATCGTTTGTTTCTTCAAATTTTCAATAGCATCCGTATGATCGTCAACCGCATCGGTTGCATCTTCATTTGCTTTAGTCCATTCCCAAACGGTAATACCAATAAGCACTGCCAACCCTATTACGTTTTTCGCCATTGCCGCGTTAAGTCTGAACATCGCCGCCGTTCCAGCTATTGCCGCGATTCTCAACCCTCTCAATGCTTTGACTAATACCCACAGTACCCCTGCCAGTTTTGAAGCAATCATTGCACCGACAAGCGCTTTAATTAAGACGCCGATTTCAATTCCGACTTTATTCGTCGACTGCATTACCTTTCTGAGCATTACAGTTAAATCTTGAATGACCGGAGTAAGCCCCGGCATAATCGTAAGCATCACGCCGCGCAATGACGTCTTGAGATTGAGCATTTCGTCGTTGAACTTTGCCGCTTTATCTGCCGCATCACGACTCAGTGAAATACCGAGGGCAATAGCAGTTGTCCTCATGTCCCTCATCCCTTGTGCGCCGCCCTCCATCATCTGAATTACTTCAATTCCGCGTGTGCCGAATATCGCCATCGCGATTTGCGCTTTCTTTACGGGATCTTCAACCTTGGATATTGCATCTGCAATTTCCTCAAACATTACATCTACTGATAATTTATTAAGATCCTTGGCTTCAAGATGTAACATTGCCAACTCGTCTTTGGCTTCACCTGTACCCATCGCGGCATCACCAAGGTTCTTCGTCATCTTCTGCCACGACATAACCAATGCGTTGAAGTCCACACCGGACAGTTCTGCAACGTGTTGATATTCAGATAATGCTTCAGTGCTTACACCCAACCGAATGGATAACTTCTGGATGCGGTCAGCACTTTCCAACGTAGCTTTCGCAAGCGCACCAAACCCGATAACTCCCGCAACACGCATCAGCGTGCCACGAAAATTCGTAAACGCCTGATTCGTTCGAGTAAGGTTTTTATTTACACTATTGAATGCCTTTTGCGTATTGTCATGCGCGGCAATTCTAATAGTGGCGTCAGCGCTTGCCATGTCTCATAGACTCTGTTTCTTGTTGCTGATGAGTGTATTCAAACCATGCCACCCAATACACCAACTCGCCGTAGGTGATACGGTCCATACATTCGCCGAGGGTCATGTGTAACGTTTCTGAGATTCGGAATATGACCGGGAGCTCCGAATCTACTCTGAGTTTTTTCGGGCTTCCTCTATTGTCACTGTCTCATCTTCATTCATAGCACTGACGATTCGGATCAATACATCTGGATCCTGTCTAGTCATCAGTTCCTTCTTATGAATTTGCGTGAACATCTTTTTTCCATCTGCATCAAGAACTCTCTGGACGATTGATTCAGCCAATCCTTCCAGTGAATTATCTGCAATGTACTTGAAGATTTTGTCACGTTGAGACAATGTTGAAGGTTTCCAAAAAATCTCACAAGGAGATTCATCAGTACTCCACTCGTCGACAATCATAGATTGGACGCCCAGCAACCTCTCTTGCCAATTACTACTACCGCTAGCAAGTGCCTCCTTAGCTGTTGTCATATCTTAATCCCCGAATGTTACACAGTGCTCCAAGCTACACCACCAGTTGACTCGAATCCGAACGATCGCTCAACAATGCCATCCATCGGAACGCTTATACCAACGCTATTAACAATAGCAGTCATGGTGGCAAAGGTGTCACCAGATGATGCGCCTTCCGGATACAGGTTGAGAGTTACACTTGAGCCGACTGTCATTGCACCTTGTCCACTGGTATCTGTTTCATCCCAATGACAGGTGATTGAGCCGGACGAATCGTTCGTGCCTACTGCTTTGGATTCCCAAGAGTCACCCATTGCGGTATCAGACACTATATTGGCTGTTTCATCTAAACTGAATGAAACGATTTCAGCAACAGTATTGGAACCGATCTTAATGGTTCCCTCTTTGCCATGATGAGTTGCCATAATGGCTCTCCTTAAGTTGTACCAGTTGTGAAATGGTAAGTTACACGGGCGGCTACACGCACCGCTCCGTATGGGAAGAATACACTATCATCATCTTCAATAGAAATGATCTCTGTATTCTTGGCGTAACCGCCACGTGTTCTGTCAGCATCCAGGGTTTCTGAAATGCCTTCTATTAGTTCATCCCTTACGCGATCTGTTTCATACCCTGTGCCACCTTCACTTGTCAGGGTGTCAGACGCTTCGGTCAATAAGTATTCTTCTGCCGTTTCCGATACAAATTGGAATTCGGTATACCCCTTCATATACCCATAAAGCAGATAATCTATTTCACCGAATCGGGTAAGCGCACTACCTCCCATCGTTGCATCATTTCGGGTTTCGGTTTCGGAACTCACCCATACAGCGGGAAATTGCGCTTGCGATAAATCTTTCAATTCAAATGGTTCCCTCGTCACTTTCTTAAGGACTGGGCGTGCCATATCTCCAAGTACCGAAACGATGTTCGCAGAAATGTTATCTCGTAAACTCATACTGCTCGTTTCAGATATTTGTGGAATTCTTTATCGAATATTTGCTTCAACTTTCTTACTTCCGATGGGTGAATATCGAACCACGGTCGTTTTACTCTTGATTTACCTGCACCCATCTTGTGATGGAACATTGCTTTCTTGGCTTCAAGCCCACTGGAAAAAGTAACGATTGCCAGTTTTGCGCTCTTTACCTTCCAAGTCATAGAAGCAAGCATTCTACCTGACCAGTTCAAGTCCACAGGTGACGTCCTTCTTCCATGCTTGGCTCGGGCGATTTTATAACTCTCGCTGTATGGAATAAATCCTCTATGAACACCCATGCCTCTCGCTGTCCGTTGCTTGATTGTGAATTCCACGTAAGCGGCGGCTTTTGCTAACCCTGATTTAGAACCTCTTTCGACTTGATCTGGCATTTTCTTCATTAATGCCTTTATTTGTTTGGTGTCTATTTTTGCATCGACTTTCATCGGATGAGTCTGCCGAATAGCATAGGTTTCTTTTCCGCTAATGCTACTGTACTGTCATCATCAGCATCGTATTCCACACCGTCCTTGATGATC